GTGTATGAGAGAAGATGAAGAGAAAGGAATGGTTAATCCTCAAGCAGCAATAGCAGCAATAAAAGAGCATAACGCTATGCAAGGCGATAACGCTCCAACTCAAATAGACAACACTCACGTAATAACTAAAGTCGATGATGCGAACTGGTAGTCTAGATTTAAGATTATTTCAGGAGCACGTAAAAGAAAAATCACCAGCCTTTGTTCCTTTATTCAAAAACAAGTCAAGATACCAAGTTCCATGGGGCGGAGCTGGTAGCGGCAAATCGCATATAGTGGCCCGCAAACTCCTGTTTAGAATGCTTAATGAATCTGACGTTAAGCATAACTTTCTCATCATCCGTAAAGTAGACAGAACCATAAAAAAATCAGTATGGACACTGATGAAAAACATCATATCTATATGGGGCTTAACAAAGCAATTTCACCTCAACCAAACTGATAGAACCATGATATACAAGCCAACTGGCTCGCAATTCATGTTCTCAGGGCTTGACGATGTTGAGAAACTAAAGTCAATTGAAGGTGTAACATCAATATGGGTAGAGGAGGCAACAGAGCTTTTGCAGGAAGATTTTGAACAGCTTGATTTACGTCTTCGTGGTGATTTTGGGTGCTTAAAGCAAATAATCCTAACACTAAACCCTATAAGCGAACAGCACTGGATTAAAAAGATATTTTTTGATGATCCAATCGAAGACGTATTCACGCTTAAAACAACATACCTTGATAACTCGTTTATTGATGACGAGTATAAAATGGTTATGGAGAACAAAAAGAAATCAAACCCAAGGTATTACAATATATATGCGCTCGGCAACTGGGGAACCGCAGAAGGATTGATATTCAATAACGTAACTCAAAGGCTGATCAAAGAGGAAGAGGTTGCTGACCTTGATTGTATTCAGGGATTAGATTTTGGGTATACTAACGACCCTACAGCTTTTAACGAGTCATATATAGACCTAAAGAACAAAAAACTATTTGTATATAATGGATTCTACAAAAAAGGAATGAGTAATAGCGCTATAGCAACTAAGCTTAAAGATCTAAAGCTTCACAGGCACTTAACCACGGCAGATAGCGCAGAGCCTAAAAGTATAGACTCAATACATCATAAAGGCGTGAGAATAGTAGGCGCTAAAAAAGGCAAAGATTCAATAAACACAGGTATAGATTTCTTGCTTGAATATGAAATAGTGATTAACGCCCATCTAGTGGAGTTCATGACAGAGGCTAATAATTACTCATGGCTTGTTGATAAGAACAATAAAACCACCAACAAACCTGTCGATGATTTTAATCACTTCTTCGATAGCCTGAGATATGCCACTGAAAAATACCACTCTAAAGGCAAAGGCGGCCCATTAAATATCTATGGTTAGCGCTCATATTTTAAATAAATCTCTACAATGCTATAATTAGGCAACTAACAAATAAGGCTTTGATAATGGCAACAGTTAAAAATTCCCTCTCTAGCGTTGATGCTCAGTACGAGCAACAGTTTGATTTATGGCAACAGGTTAGAGCTGCTATTGCTGGCAAATACAAAGTGGTAGAGATTGTAACGTGCCTACCTAGCCCGCAGTACAAAGAATACCCTATATATAGAGGGATGAATGAAGCGCAAAGGAATCAAGCTTTAGCATGCAATAACGCAAACAGGTTAAGAGTACAATCTTATTGGGCTAGAGGTAGGTTTTTTAACGCTACGGGCAGAACGTTTGAAAGTCTTGGCGGAATGGTTTGGAGCAAAGAGCCAGAAGTCGGGCTATCTGCTAAGCTTGAATATCTAGAAAATAGTGCTGATGGTGCTGGCTCAGGGTTAAGGGAAGTTACACAAAAGACTGTTGGCGAGGTAGTGTCTATAGGTAGGTATGGAATACTTGTTGATATGCCATCAAATGAAAGCAAGTTAACACAGGCGCAGATGGAAATGCCAGAAAACGCGCCCAGATTTATCCAGTACAAAGCAGAGCAAATAACATACTATAGATTGTCTGGTGATTCTAAATTCATCGACGAAATAAGACTTAAAGAAGTTAGAGTTGAGAAAAAAGACGGTGACGAGTTTAGTTATGAAGAGGTTGTTTATACTAGACGATTGATTATGATTGATGGCGTTTATCATAATCAGGTGTGGAATGATAAGGATAAGATAGTCGGTGATTTTATCCCTGTTGCTAATGGTCAGACATTAAAAGAGATTCCATTCCAGTTTTTTGGCTCAGACAGTAACTCTCCTGAATACTCAAAAGTTCCGCTTTATGATTTAGCAAACGCTAACTTGGGTCATTTTGTCTTAGATTGCGATAACAGAGATAATTTGCACTTTCACGGCCAAGGAATGACGAACGTATTTACCGACCTAACGCCAGAAGAGTTTAACGAAAGGAATCCTAATGGGCTAGATGTTGGCGCTAAAGGTCGAAACTTATTTCAGCAAGGTGATAGTGTAGAGATAAAGCAGCTTGAAGCGACTGGTGCAATACCTAGCGAAATGCTTAGAGATGAGCAAAGAATGGTTATGCTTGGCGCTCAGATAGTGACTAACGCATCAAAAACTCAGACGCTAGGAGCTAAAGAAATAGAGACAGCATCAAGCACAAGTACATTAAAGCGAATTGCCTACAACGTATCTTCTGGCATTGAGCAGTGCTTAAAATGGGCTGCTATGTTTTTAGGTGACACAGAAGAATCAAAATATAAGCTTAATACTGACTTTGTTGTTGATAATATGACGCCTGAAATGATAACTAAGCATATAGAAATGGTTCAGGGTGGAGTGTTGCCTAAAGCTACACTATACGAAACAGCAAGAAAGGTTGGCTTTACTAAGAAGGACGATGAGTTATTAGCAGAAGAAGCTTTACAGGGCGATCAAGGTATTACTGGAGAAAGTGAAGAGGTTGCCATATTGCAAGCTGAGATAGACTCACTAAGAGAGCAGTTAGCTAATGGCTAATGAAATATTAATAGCTCAGTACTCTGCTCACACTGCTTACTTGCAAAAAGTTGGCGCTAAGTTTGGTAATGATGTTGTACCTTACCTTGAAGCTATCGAGAAAGAAGTTAACGATGTGTTTCTTGCTAATAGAAAGTATAATGCTACACCAGCGCGAACAGCCAGAATACAAGAAGAGATAAATCAAATAACAAGAAAGTATTTGATAGCTTACACTGTTGATTTAAAAAAAGACCATCGAGAGGTAGGCGCTTACGAGGCTGAATTTGCATCAAAGACGCTAGATGATATTGTTAACAGCGATGATTTTAATTCTGTAACACCAAGCGCTGCACAAGTTAACGCTTTGTCAATTGCCAGCCCTATAAAGCTAGGTGAGAATTCATTTGTAACATATAACAATATGATGTCGCAATATTGGCAAAAATGGACGGCTGAAACAGATGCTATAGTGCAACAAGGCTTTTTGAGTGGCGGTTCTATTTCAGATATACAAAAGGCTGTCATGGATTCTTTTCAGCTAGAAGGCGATGCAAGTAAGACTGTTTTATCTAGAGCTAGAAGGTCAGCAAAACAAGTAGCTATAACAGGCACTAACCATTATGCAAATCAAGCAAGAGTAGCTTTCGTTGATGATAACGACGACATATTAAAAGGCTATAGATTTATTGCGGTGTTGGATTCTAGGACGTCAGGGCAGTGTAGAAGTTTAGATCAAAGAGTATTTAAAAAGAACGACCCAAAATTAAAGGCGTTCACGCCACCTCTTCACCCTAACTGCCGTAGTGCATTAGTTTACGAAGTTGATGAAAGATACAGTATAGATGACGAAGATACAAAAAGAGCGTCAAGCTTCGAGGTTAAAGGAAAGCGAGATCCAAAACCTATATCTAGCGAGCAAACTTATTATGACGCAATGAGCAAGCTAAGTGCAGCAGACCAAAATGCTATACTAGGGCCGACAATGGGCATGGCTTTCAGAAAACTAAACAACCCTAGCGAGTTTGCCAAACTAACTATAGATGATTTGGGCAACCCGCTCACAATAACAGAATTAAAATCACGAGATAACGCACTATCGCGCATTCTCAACAACAACGGTGGCTAGTGGTCGCCTTAACTATCCTTGGGGGATATTATGGACTTAAGTAAAATCGAAGGCTTAACAGAAGAGCAGAGTGCAGCAATTACTGCAATGTACAACACTGATACTGAGGGCCTCAGAAACAAAAACGAACAATTACTTGGCGAAAAGAAAAGCCAGCAAGCGGCAGCGGCAGAGCAAGCGCAGATAGCGGAAGATGCTAGGCTAGCAGCTGTTAAAGCGGAAGAGGCTAGACTAAAAGCGGCTAATGATATGGACGGCTTAAAATCTCACTATGAAACGCAACTGGCAGAACAAACAGCAGCGGCAAACGAGGCAGCAGAAACAGCTAAAACAGCGCTTCTATCAAGAGATAAAAGCACCGTGTTAAACCAAGCTTTAAGCCTAATTCATGACGACTACAAGGGCCTTGCAGAAGCGCAGTTGTCAAATATGCTAAAAATTAGTTATAATGACCAACAGCAGCCAGTTACCGCGTTTGAACATGCTGGTAAAGTGGTGGCCAATAATATTGATGAGTTCAAAAGCTGGGCTGGAGAGCAGAGTCAATTTAAAAAGATTTTAAACGGTGTTGACTCTAGTGGGGCTGACACAAGGCAAAGCCATAGTACTAGTGGTACTCAAGGCGACAAAGATTCAGCGTTTAAGCAAAGGCTTAAAAGTGCTGGTTTAACTTAGTAACACAAAAAAGGTAAAAATTATGGCTTTATCAAATATGGTAGTTTATAACGAGCAGATTCGATTAAGAACAATCGAGCTGATCGGTCAGATGCTGGACAAATTTAACGCCGCATCTGCAAACACAATCATCTTATCGACCGAAGGGTTTATGGGTGATTTCTCGCGCGAATCATTCGCTACAACTTTGGCTGGTGCGCAACGCAGAGTAGATCGAAACATTGTAAACGGCGCTGTTTCAGCTACACCTTATGGTGAAGATGAAATGGTTGGCGTAAAAGTAGCAGGCGGCTTTGGTCCTGTTCTTTTTGAACCATCACAGCTTACTTACTTGGAATCAAATCCAGAAGAAGCAATTAACAATATTGCTGCTGGATTCGCTGATGCTTTACTTGCTGACCAGTTAAATACAGCTGTCGGTTGTGCTGTTGCAGCTGTTGAGAATCAGGCGGCATTAGTGAATGATGTTTCAGCATTGACTGCTGGTGCTGGAGCATTGACGCAAACAGTTCTTAATGGATCGCATGCTAAGTTCGGTGATATGTCTCAGTTATTGCGTGCTGATGTAATGACGGGTGCGGCTTATCACAAGTTACTTGAGAAAGGTCTTGAGAATGGTGAGCGTTTATTTGAGTCAACGAATGTAACTGTACAGTCTATTTTGGGCAAAGTTTTTGTTGTATCTGATATCCCAGCATTAACTGAAACGGGCACGCCTAATAAGTCTAAAGTATTATCACTTGTTGATCGCGGCATTATCGTAGACAACACCAGCGACATTATTACCAATATGGAAACAACTAACGGTAAAGGTCGCATTGAGACAACATGGCAAGCTGATTATACCTTTGGCACTAAGCTTAAGGGTTATGCGTGGGATATCGCTAACGGCGGCGCTTCTCCTGATGATGCTACATTGTTCACAGGTTCTAACTGGGATGTTAAGATGGCAAGCCTTAAGCATACTGCTGGTACATTGGCTATTGCTGATATTGATCAGTAGGGTGAATGAGCATGGATAAGATAAAATATTTTCCTCATCCATGCTCTACTGCTGACAAAAAAGAGTGGAATGCTAAAGGCTACAAGATAGTTGATAGTAAATTCGCTCCAGTAGAGC